GTGCGGCTGGGTAAATGATGGCGTGCAGAGAGCGGATCCTGATTATCGCGGCGGTTATAACCGCATCAGCCTGAACGAAGCTAAAAAGAAGTTTGCCGAAGGCAAAAAGGTGTTTGACTAAAATATTGGCGTTGAGAGCCTTTGCAGGTGACGTGAAAGCGTCCCTCGCAAAGGCTCTTTTTGTTTGCAGTCATAGCTCAGTTGGTAGAGCGCCTGCCCTCCAAGCAGGATGCCGCGGGTTCGAGCCCCGTTGACTGCTCCATATCGAGGGTTGGCCAAGTTGGATAAGGCATGGGCCTTTGACTCCCAGACCGCCGGTTCGAGCCCGGTACCCTCGACTTTTATGCTGGTGTAGCTCAATAGGATAGAGCAGGCGACTTGTAAACGTCAGGCTGTGGGTTCAATCCCCACCCCCAGCACCACCCGCCGTACACCGTAATCGGCACCTCGATGGCATGAGGGAGCACTGACCCTGCTCCTAACAGACCGCTGCGAAGTGTTCTGGCCTGTTCCATGACAGAGCCAGCGCGGAGCCATAAACCGCGTTCCTTCCGCTTCGCGCTTGGACGGATGCGCGCTGTAAGCAAAAGGTCAAAATTCAAGTGCTGCATGCCATAAGAACAAAGACCCTGCATCAAGGTGGAGATGCAGGGTCTTTTTGATGCCTGCAAAGGGAAGATGGTTCCCAGAAAGATAAAGAGGTGGATATGCCTGTGAAGAATAATGGGCCCGGCATGACCGGGCGCTCTTCAATGACGAAAAAATCAAAGATCGAGCCGGAGTATCCGCAGTGGGCAGAAAGCAAGATGCGCGCAATCGAAAATCGGCGGTTGAAAGAACTGCAGAAGATTGTGCGAGAATCCATGCCTGAAATTCTGGCTATCGTTGCGGAAGAACAGAAAACCGGCTCCGACAGCATCAGACATGATGGATACAGCGACATGGTTCGCCGCATCCAGAACAGGTTCCGCATTATGCGTGACCGGCTCAGTCGGCGGCTGAAAACCGATCCGTTGGAACGAGATGTTCGCCGGTGCGCTGACTACACCGACCGGCGGCAACTCAAAGAATGGCAGCGCAGCGTGCGCGCCACGCTGGGAGTGGATATCCATGATGATTTCTTTCTCGGCGAAAGATACGACCAGATGCTTAAAAGATGGGTTGAGCAAAATGTCAGCTTCATTACCAGCATTGAAAGCGACTGCTTCGATGATATGGAGAACGTCATTATTGAGGGTTTCGCAAAAGGCCGCACCCCGGTGGCGATTTCCAATGAAATTCAACGCCGGTTTGATGTGACCAAGTCAAAAGCGAATCTTCTTGCGCGTGACCAGGTGGGCACCCTGAGCGCGAATCTGACCCGTACAAGGCAGGAATCCGCTGGGGTAGAGGAATATATCTGGAGTTCATCAGGTGATGAACGTGTGCGTGAATGCCACCGTGAACTTAACGGTCAGAAATTCCGCTATGATGACCCGCCGGCCATG